TTCTTTCTAAACTAATTCTTTCATCTTCTGGAGTACACATAGTTATTATATCTTGTGGACCACAATAATTTCTTAATGCTAATTCAAAAGATGTACCGGCTACTTTAAGAGGTTTTATAAATATCAGTTTGTGTTTGTGTGATATAATCATTGATTTCTTTCTAAAAATAGCTATACTGAATCAAAAAAGAAAGTCAATGACTAAAGTTTATTTAACTCAAGAAATACCTATAGATAGAGAAACAGGTAAACCCAAATATAATGTTATGGGTGCATCAAAGTATGGAGAAATAAAAACTCTATTACCTATGTATTCTCAAATGATTCTTTCTCCAGGTCCGTTAATACAAAAACTTAGAACGCTTCTAAAAGACTACACGTCAGACGATTATCTTTTATTATCAGGAGACCCCGCAACTATTGGTGTTATTTGTTCAGTAGTTTCTGACATGACAAATGGAAAATTTAAATTTCTAAAATGGGATAGACAAGAAAAAACTTATTATCCAATAGAAATAGATTTATTTAAAAATTAGTATTGACAAAACAAAAGTCTAGGATTATATACAATTTACGAAAGGAATTGTATGACGATTAATTATGAAGATGATAGATTAGAATCTGTAAAGCAAATAGATGCTGCAGCTTCTTTATCTAATAAAGTTATTGAATTAAAAAATATTGAAGACGAAATTGAAAACGCAGAAAAAAGTATTTCAAAATTAAAAGAACAGTCTAAAGTATTATCAGAGGTAGAAATACCTAAGATGATGCAAGATATGAACATTACAAAATTAAAGCTTAAAGATGGTGAGTCTATAGAACTTAAACCATTTTATTATGCTTCTATTGCAAAAGGAAGAAACGAAAGTGATTCTGATTTTTTAGATAGAAAGGATAAAGCTTTTAAATGGCTTCGAGATAACGGCCTAGGTGATATTATTAAAAATGATATTACCGTTACCTTTGGTCGGGACGAAGATAACAAGGCACTGCAATATGCAGACCTTGCAAAGAGTAATGGCTTTGAACCAATTCAGCGCGAAACGGTTCATGCTGTAACTCTTAAAGCGCTAGTCAGAGAGCGTCTTGAGAATAATCTTGAGATGCCTTCTGACATTTTTAAAATCTACGCGGGTAACAGTACAAAAATCAAAAGGAGATAAAATGGAAACTAGTAACGAGAAACAAGTGACTATAAAAAAAGAAAATCTGCCTTCAGATATTTTATTTGAAGCGGATGCAGCACAAGGTTTAGAAAACGTAAGAACAGAAAATCTGGCCTTACCAATTCTAAAACTTTTACAGAACGGCTCTGGAGAAGCTCAGAAGCGTAATCAAAATTACGTTGAAGGTGCAGAACCAGGTATGTTCTTAAACACCGTGACTAAAAAATGTTATAATGGTGCTGAAGGAATAGAGGTTGTACCCTGCTATTACAAACTTGAGTTTCAAGAATGGGCAGACTTTGGTACAGGTTCAGGAAGACCAGAAAATATTTTTGGTCATGATTCTGATATTTTATCTAAAACAACTAAAGATTCTGGAGGTAAAGATCGTCTTGAAAACGGTAATTACATTCTGACAGTTGGTCAACATTTTGTTTTAATTGTTGATGGTGAAATTACAGAACCTGCATTAATCTCTATGAGTTCTTCTCAAGGTAAAGTGAGTAGAAAATGGAATTCAATGATGGCTTCAATTACACTTGAAGGCAAAAATGGTCCTTTCACTCCTGCTACTTACAGTCATAAATATGTCCTGTCTTCTGTACTTAACAGTGGAAAAGGTAATCAATGGTATGGCTTTAATGTTGTAAGAGGTGCTATGATTGATAACGCATCACTCTACGAAAGAGCGAAAAAGTTTCACAACTCATTCGCCGGCAAATAGTGTGAAAAGTGGGCGCCTAGGGGAGACTCAAAGCGCCCATGCAATCGACAGACAGGACAGGACATGACAGACATATTAAAAAAATTTAAAAGTATATTTGAAGGCTTAGACATAGCTAGAGGTGAGACTCGTAAAACAGGTGAGGTATCTGCAAAAGGTAAAAGTATTACTAGGTCTAAAACAATTACTGAGCCACCTACAGATAAAATGTGGCAAGATCATTTAAAAGGAACAGAACCTGCATTAGGTATAATTCCAATAAGAAGAGACAATACTTGTATATGGGGATGTATTGACTGGGATGTATATCCTTTAGATCACAAAGAAATAGTAAATGATTTAAAAAAGAAAAAAATACCACTAACAGTATTTAGATCAAAATCTGGTGGTGCACATTTATTTTTATTTACAAAAGAACCTGTTCCTGCAGTTATGATGAGAGATAAATTAAAAACATATGCTTCAGCTATTGGTCATGCAAGAGCAGAGATATTTCCAAAACAAGAAAAGATAAATATTGATCGTGGTGATGTAGGTAGTTTTTTAAACTTACCTTATCACAACTTAGAAAATACAGTTAGATATGCATTCAATAATAATGGTGAACCAATATTAGATATCGAAACGTTTTTTGAACACTATGAAAAAAATGTTTTAAGTGTAGACCAGTTTAATAATTTAAAATTAAAAGAAACAGAAGAAGATGATTTTCTTGAAATGCCACCATGTTTAGTTACGCTTTTATCTGAAGGTGTTGGTGAAGGAATGAGAAATGAAACTATGTATAATGTAGGAGTCTATCTAAAGAAAAGATTTTCTGAAGATGATCTTTGGAAAAAGAAAATGAATCACTACAATATAAAATACTTTAAACCACCTATCAATGCATCAGAACTTGTTAAGACTCAGGAATCATTAGAAAACAAAGACTATTTTTATAAATGTAAAGATGAACCCTTAGCATCTTTTTGTAATTCTAAACTGTGTGTAACAAAAAAATATGGTGTAGGTGATGATGATGCACCGGTACAAACTATATCTGCAATCAGAAAATATAATTCAGATCCACCATTATTTTTCTGTGACATCGATGGACAAACAGTAATGGTTGAAACTGCAGTTCTTCACGAGCCAGATAAATTTTCAATGGCGTGCTTAGAACAAATCAATAGACCACAGATGCCTATGTCTAAAATTATATGGCGTAAGATGTTAATAAAACTTTTACAAGAAAAACAAGAAACTGATTTGAAAGCTACTGAAGATTTAAAAATAGATAATCAATTAAGAGAATACATGGAAGACTTTGTAAATAAAGTTAAAGGTAAAGATATAAATGATATTCAAAGAGGTGTTGCGTTTAGTGATGATAACTATAGTTATTTTAAAATGAAAGATTTTTGGAAACATTTAGTAAAAAATAAATGGCCAGATAAAAGATATCCAAAACATGTAGTAGTACAAAAACTACAAACTCAATTAAAGATTGAAGAGGATTATCCAAAAATAAACGGTAAAACAGTGCGTTGCTTTAAGATGTTAAAGATTGTATCTGTTGAACCAGAGAAAGCAAAATATGAAAGTCAGGAGCCATCATGGAAAAGAAAAATAGAACAGTAATACCTGGACCACCAGGGACCGGTAAAACGTATAGATTATTAAATCACTATATGGCCAAAGAAATAAAAGAAAATAAAACTGATCCTAAAAAAATTTGTTACATTACTTTTAGTAAAGCAGCTGCAGAAGAAGCAACTGAAAGATTTGAAGAATTATTTCCTAAAGAAAAACTTGGATACATAGGAACTATGCATGCATTAGGGGTAAGAGAATTAAATATAGATGTAAGTGCAAAACTATTAAGAGGTAATAGTCAATGGAATCAATTTAAACTTTATGAACCAATGGCAGCTAGATTAAATACTGATATGAGTATTGATTCAATCACTGGTAAAACTAGATTTAAAGATCCAATCCTAACCACAAGAGATTATGCAAAAAATAAAAAGATATCTTTAAACGAAGCTGCAATACAAAAAGGTATGGCAGGTTGGGAAGATATCCATATTGCAGAAAAAATAGATGGTGCATTAACGCAATATAAAAAAGATACAGGAGTCATAGAATTTTATGACATGATAAGTTTGTTTACGGATAAGATAAAAACTAAAGATAGTTTTTATGACGTTATATTTTTAGATGAAGCTCAAGACTTAAACGCATTGCAATGGGATATGTTTTTTGAATTAGAAAAACTAAGTGCAAGATCATATATTGCCGGTGATGACGATCAAACTATTTACGGGTTTCAAGGTGCGGATGCATCTACATTCATAAATCTAGAAGGAACTATCGACGAACAAGTTAAGTCGAGACGAGTACCGAGAAGCGTGCATCGAGTGGCTTTAAACATATTAGATAGACTCAACGAACGTAGAACAAAGAATTGGGAAGCGAGAGACGAGGAAGGTGAAGTCAATTACGAAACATCATTAGAAAACATAGACTTTTCAAAAGGTAAATGGATGGTACTTGGTAGAACCAATAAACTTTGTGAGAAAGCAAGAGATCATTTGTATATGAAAGGTTTAAGATATGAATTTACAGGTGATAAATACCTAGATAAAAATTCTATGTTAGCATTTACTACCTGGAAAAGATTAAACAATGGTGCAAGTATTGATTCAAAAGATGTCAAGGTAATGTATTCTTTTTTAAAAGTAAAACTAGGTCATCTGCAAAGAGGTTTTGCCAGTGGCAAAACTTTAGATACTGTTTTTTCTGTGACATTAGAAGAATTAAAACAAGATCATGGATTACTTGTTGAAGGTAGTTGGGAACATCTTGACTTTGATGAAGATACAAAAATTTTCATGAAACATTTAATACAAAATAATTACGATCTTATGAAAGAAGCTGACATAAAGATAATGACTTTACATGGATCAAAAGGAAAAGAATGTGAGAACGTAGTTTTATTTACAGACTTTGGTGCAGATGAATATCAAAGTAATTTTATTGAAGGCGAGTTTGAAAAGTCTCCAGACAATGAGCACAGATTATTTTTTGTAGGCGTCACACGTGCTAAACAAAAACTTTATTTATTACAATCAGAGGAGGGTACAGGGTATGTCATATAAATCACTAGACAAACAAGTTCAGGGGAATCATTATCAAGATTTTAAGATTCAACCGGCAGAGTTTGTAAATCAAAATAAGTTGCTTTTTGCAGAAGGTAACGCTATAAAATATATCTGCAGACATTCTAGGAAAGGAAAACACTACGATATTAAGAAGGCTATACATTATTTAGAAATGATTCTAGAAAGGGATTATGGAGAATTTATTTAACGAAGAGATGTGGAACTCACCTGAAGAATTTAAAGATTTAAGTAGTTACAAATACATAGCAATTGACTTAGAGACAAGAGACCCAAACTTAAAAAAGATGGGTTCAGGTTCTGTAAGAGGTGATGGAGAAATCATCGGTGTTGCTGTTGCAGTAGATGGTTGGTCTGGATATTATTCTTTCGGTCATGAGCAGGGTAATTTTTTTGCTAAAGAATCTGTAATGAAATGGGTTAAAAGTATTTGTGCTTTACCATGTCCTAAAATATTTCATAATGCAATGTATGACGTATGTTGGTTAAGATCGTATGGTGTAAATATAAATGGAATCATTGTGGATACAATGATGATGGCAGCTGTACTAGATGAAAACAGATTGTATTACTCATTGAATTCATTGTCTTTTATAGAGTTAGGTAAAGTTAAGAATGAAAAAGCTTTACAGGATGCAGCAGACAAAGCTGGTATAGATGCAAAATCTGAAATGTATAAACTTCCTGCATCAATGGTTGGAGCATATGCGGAAGCAGATGCTGAACTAACCTTACAACTATTTAAAAAATTTTCAGGTCAGATAAGAGATCAAAACTTACAGAGAATATTTAACTTAGAAACAAGTTTGTTTCCTATGTTGGTAGATATGAAATTTAAGGGCGTTCGAGTAGACGTTGATAAAGCGCATCAACTAAAACGTGTATTAGAGAAAAGAGAAGCACAATGCCTTGCAAAAGTGAAACAAGTAACAGGAGTAGAAGTACAAATATGGGCAGCAAGATCGATCGCCAAAGTATTTGACAACCTTGAACTACCTTATTCCAGAACTGCGAAAAGTAACGCTCCATCATTTACAAAAGCTACACTAGAAAATCATGAAAATCCAGTAGTAAAAAACATTGCAGAAGCTAGAGAATTAAACAAAGCGCACACAACTTTTATAGATACAATACTAAAACATGAACACAATGGACGTATTCATGCTGACATAAATCAATTAAGATCAGACGCAGGCGGAACTGTAACCGGACGTTTTTCATATTCTAATCCAAACTTACAACAAATTCCTGCAAGAAACAATTTGTTAGGTCCTGCAATTCGTGGACTATTTATACCAGAACAAGATTGTGATTGGGGTTGCTTTGACTATTCACAACAAGAACCTAGATTAGTTTTACACTATGCAGCAGAACACCCTATCTTAAAAAATTCTGAGTCTGTAACTGAAATGGTTTCTAAGTTTAATAAAGACCCCAAAATGGACTTTCATGGAATGGTAGCTAAACTTGCAAACATAAAAAGAAAAGAAGCTAAGACTATTAACTTAGGTTTATTTTATGGAATGGGAAAAGCAAAACTTCAACAGTCTTTAGACTTAGAAAGTAAAGAAGAAGCTGATAAACTTTTTAATAACTATCATGACAGTGTACCTTTTGTAAAAGGTTTGATGGATGCTACGATGAGAGATTCACAAAGAGACGGAGAGATTCAAACGATTGCCGGTAGAGTATGTAGATTTGATAAATGGGAAGAAGCAAGATTTGCTCCAGGTGAACTAAGAGCACCAATGACTTATGAAGAAGCTAAAGGAAAATATGGTGAAGATAGAATTAGAAGAGCCTATACTTACAAAGCTTTGAATAAATTAATACAGGGTTCTGCGGCAGATATGACCAAGCAAGCTATGTTAGATTTATATAATGAAGGTATTACACCACATATACAAGTACATGATGAATTAGATATATCTGTTGAATCTGAGCATCAGGCACAAAAAATTATTGCAATTATGCAAGATGCAGTTAAACTTTCTGTTAAAAATAAAGTTGATTATGAAAAAGGCCCAACTTGGGGTGACGTAAAATGAGGATTTTTTATGGCATATTTAAACGCAAACATACCACCAACTTATGCACAAATCAGAAGAGAATATTTATATGATCTTAAGAAGCATAAAGGAGAAGTTGAAGACTGTATTATATTTGGCCTTAGCGCTCTTACAGGGCGTGCAATACTATTTCATGCTATTATGGAAAACGGTGCAATATTTTATCGCCTACCAATTAGCGCGTTTATTCAACAGGGATTTGAACCATCCGGAGTGCCCGCAAGAAGACTTGATGAACTACAGCTCTGGAATTGTTTTTCTTATTATCCTGCTGTTCATCGTTGGGATATACTAGACGGACAGGCCGGTAAGTATATCGGAAAAGACAAGAAATGGCACCCTGGAAAGTATTTATTTACCGTTGACTTTGCACATCCAGATAGTAATATACTTGACACTGATCATTCAGAGATACCGCACGAACATAAGTGCGCACACATAATTGCCTTAGATGATGGTAATTTTGCTGCACAACCTAACAACAGATGCATATGGGATATACCTTCTTTCACAGTGAAAGATAGTACTCCTGACTGGAAAGTGCAAACCTCTGAGTGGAATGTAGAAGATAGTAGAGCTTGGCGTACAGAAGATACGGATAAGTTCTTCTATGAAATAGAGGAGAAAAAAAATGATTAAAAAAACTTTAAAATGGGTTTGGAATATAATTTGCTGGCCCTGGAAAAAATTTATAAAGTGGGTTTGGTCTAGTTAAATGACCACTTGCAAGACATGTTTTCATCCTTGTCATTGCGGTGAAGATAATGATCTTCACGCAGATGAATATGGTGTGTGCACCTGCGAAAAGTGTACTTGCAAAAGAACTTACAAAAAAGAAAAAGATCACAGTACGGACATAACATACGAAAATGAGTAACAAACCATTAAACATTGGAGAAGAGGCACGCGTGCAGATGCCTATGAAGACTGTAGCTAGCCTTATATTTCTAGTTGCAATGGGTGTGTTCGCATATACAGAGCTTACTGCAAGATTAGTATCTCTGGAGACATCAAGAGAATTATTTGAAAATGATTTACTTAAAAAATCTGAACAAGTGCCCACGGATCAGGAGCAACATTTTTTATTGGAGGATTTGTATAAGTCTGTAGAGAAAATGGAAAAGACTCAAGAAATGAATATGACAAACAAAGTCAATATAGAGTTTTTAAAATCACAATTAGAAAAAGCATTAGCTGACATTGAACAATTAAAAGATAAGGTAAGAGCAAATGGAAACGGTCATCAGTAGTGTTGTAGCACTTTGTATGTTTATAGGAGGTGTTCTCACAGAACACAGAATACAGCCTGCAATGTCGGATTGTTTAAAAGGAAAAAGAGTTGCGGAACGTACAGCAAATGATAATATTAAGTACATGTGCGGAAAGGTAAAAGTTGAGCTTGAAGAAAATATCGATGGATCTAAAGCAATTAAAAAAATTATAGATGAATCTAAGTAGAAATTTTACCCTTTTAGAATTAATCAAATCGGACACAGCTGTTCGTAAGGGAATCAATAATAATCCAAACGCAGGTCAAATAGAAAAACTAAAAGACTTGTGTGAAAATATTTTACAACCCGTCCGGGACCATTTTGGCAGAGTAAAGGTTACATCAGGGTTCCGTAGCGAAGATTTATGCCTTGCCATAGGGTCGAGTCGGGACAGTCAACATGCAAAAGCTGAGGCGGCTGACTTCGAATGTGTTGGAGTCGATAATGCTGAGGTCGCTGATTGGATCAAACAAAACCTTGAAACAGATCAGCTCATCCTTGAGTTCTATACTCCAGGTGAACCTAACTCAGGGTGGATACACTGTAGTTGGATTCCAGAAGGTAGACGTGAGCAGTTTATGCATGCGTATAAATCAGAAGGTAAAACTAAATACAAACCAATTATAGGAAAGGCGAAAGATATAGTATGAGCATAATAGATAAGAAATCAGCAAAATTATTTAGTAAAATAGATACAGTACACGGTAATTGTGAAGAATGTCAGGAAGAAACAATTTTAGTTGCAATTGTTTCAGAATTTTATAGATGTACTAACTGTGGCCATGATACAAAACAACATATCAATGGCAGAATCAGATATCTTAAATTAGATGAGTCTGATAAGAAATGGATAAAAGATAATTATATTGAATAATGGCTAAGAAATTTAAAGACCATATTGTAAGGGACAAGCCTAAGAAAAGAGGTGCACGTCAGCACAAGAAAAATAAAAATAAACACGAGAAGCGTCAGAAAAAACAGACGAGGTACAAGGGACAAGGAAAAGGATAGTTTGTCTCTCATACCTGAAAATTTTATTTTTGTAAAAAAATACAATAATATCAATAGTTTAAGAGAAAAAGTCTTAAAATATACAAAAGAAGACTGGCACAAATACGACTACAGACAAAAAAATTATATGGTCCATATGAATACAAAGACCATACCTTTGATATGGAATGAAATGGATAAATACAATCAAAGAAATTTAGAAAAAGATAATAGAAAGTTTTGGCCTGAAGCAGATAATTATAAAACAGAGTTAGATTCTCTCTCACAAATTTTTACAGAAAAATACGGTGAGGGTTTTATCACAAGCGCATTGTTGATTAACCTACCTTCTAGGTCTATCATTGGTCCTCATGTAGATAATCAAGATACTTATTTTGATCTTGTTAAAAGAACTCATTTAGCTATTATCACTGATGATGAAGTAAGATTCATTGTAGGAGGTGAGGATAAAAATATAAAAGAGGGTGAGATATTTGAAATTAATAATAATCAAAAACTTCATGAAGTTAAAAATAATTCTGAAATAGACAGGATTCATTTATTAACTGATTGGTTAACTATAAAAGGAGAAAGAGATGAATGAGAAGAAACTAACATTAAAAGCAACAGGCGTTACTCAAAAACAATGGGGCGTACTTGTTCTTGAACTTAATATACTTAAGAAAGCATGGAAGAGTTATGGAGTTGATATTGACCTATCGGGTCATGGAGTTAAATCTATAATAGAGAAAGGTACAAGAATATATGAATTTAGAGGAGCTGACGAAAAAACTAAACGAACTGGCAGTTCTATATAATAAAACTAAAAAACTTAAATATAGAGAACAATGGTACGCGCTACTTAAGCGGGTAGCTTAGGTTTTCTTGGTGGGACAGTAATGTCTGGAAGTTTTATTTCTCTACATTCAAATTTGACAACAAGTTTATTTTTTTCAATATGGTTTGCATCAACATTTTCAAGTTTTTTTAATTCTATATAAGTTTTTTGAGCAACTGCATATCCATTTAATACGCAATCATAATGCGTTTCAAAACCAGTTTTTATTGAAAAATGACTAGAAGGACATTGTCCTGTAATCATTGAACATAAATGTAATACAATTATAAATTTAGTCATTGACTCCTGTTGTAATTTTAATATATAATCCTATATGTCAGAAATAACTTTGAAAGGATATAATAAATGACAGATATAAGCAAATACAAAAGTATAGCAATTGATCATGACTGCTATAATAAATTAACAAAACTATCAAAACATCTCGCTCCGAAGCATGCCAAATTGTCTAGGGCACAAGTCGTAAGAGTATTAGTCGAAGAGAAAGTGGAGAAGTTAAATGGCAAACTTAGATAAAGAAATATGTCCCGTGTGTAATGGGAATGGATACGTATTATCGGGTGAAACATTTTATCAATGTAGTTACTGTGAGTCTCAAGGCGAGATACCTGTTCGAGAAGCGAGCGTCGAGGAGCTGCAGAAAGTAATTCAAGAACTTCAAATACATAGAGGAGTGTTGCAAGCGAAAGTAAAACAACAATCTTCAAAGATTGCAGAACTTGAAAACTATTTAAATGTTCAAGAGTTTAAAAAGAATTCTTTACAATGATATCGGAAATTGATTGCGCATACATTGCAGGACTCTTTGATGGTGAAGGTTCAATACACATAAGACGTGGTATTGAAAAAAAGAAAAAACACAAAGGTAAACCTGGATACAGATTTTCTAATTCTATGCGTATCAGTATGGAGATTACGATGACAGACAAATCTGTTTTAGTTTGGGTCCATGAAGTATTGGGTGTTGGAACTTTAACACCTAAGAAAGTAAAAGGAAATAGAGTTGATGGTACACCTTATCTTAACCAATATAGATGGCGTTGTACGTTTCGTGATGCTTATCGTGTGTGTTGTATGCTTTGGCCTTTTGCTCATACAAAACTACCTAAGATACAAGAAGTAATAGATCATTACTCAGACAGTAATATAGTTGATTTAACAGAGTACAGAGTAGCAAAGGAGTTAGACCTTTGAACTGTTGGCATTGTAAAACAGAATTAATATGGGGTGGCGACCATGATACAGAAGATAATGAGGACTATGATATTGTTAGCAACTTATCATGTCCTAAATGTCATTCAGCGGTTGATGTGTGGCATCCATCAGAGAAATTAATAGAGGAGTATAAAAAACATGAAAACGATAAGTAATAAAAGATGGAATAAAAAATACGGATTTAGATCAAAAAGGAGAAAAAATAAATGAAGTTGAAAGATAACATAACATTAGCTGAAGAAGTTAAAACAGAAAAGTTTAGAAACGAAAAGTTACATAAAAAATGTAATAAATTAATGAAACAATCTAAAAACCAAGAAGAGGAAATTTTAGAACTAAATGAGTATATTGATTCTTTAGAAGCACAAATTGAAGACTACAGGAGAAGATTTGTACCTGATTTTGATATGCTTCAAAAAGGTGGTGAGTCGGTCCCAATATCTGATTTAAAGATTATGTCAGATAAAGCTAAACGTTCTATGGCAAAAAGATTTCTTAAAAAATATGGTGAGGAATGGGTAAATAAAAACATTATTAATAATGAAGATTTAAAATAATGCCTAGAAGATGCTACGTTAAAAAAGAAATAAATATAAGCAAACATAAATTTTTACTAGAAATTTATTTAGCTTTGGAAGGACATAAAGATATCTGTTGGGAAGTATTTCCATATAATCACCGAGCGTCTTTGTATGCTTTTGAAAATAAAAACAAAATAGAGAAAATAGTAGAGGATAAACATTTATATGAATCTAAAATG